AGCATACCCCATATACCAATAAACCTGGCTTGGGTCTTCAACATTTAGGTCAAAAGCCGGCAATAAAATAGGTTTGAACTTTCTTGTGTCAGCCCAATCCGAAGAATAGTAATAACCCTGCTCAAAATGTAATTTAACTCAACCCGAACAGGACTTTAGCCCTGGCTACTCGGTTTGTAAAGAATGTCAAAAAGACCAACGCAGTCAATACGACCTTGGAATAAATGCTGACCTCTCAAAGGTGGCTCCTGCGAGCAGGGAAGATATACTTGGTGCGAGGGAGTTATTAAGTTTGATGGGATACGACCTAAATAAACCCATTTACGAGCAATTTAAGCGACGAGCACTACAAAAGTGGGGAGTTGTATTGGAAACAGGAATTAAACGCTCTGGAAGGCCTAAAAAGAGGTTGGATTAAACCTTACGCTTTAACTTCGCAATTTGGGACATTTTCTTTTCCCTCCATTTTGAATAACAGATTGCGAAGGCTGCGGCTCTGTCGTATTCATTTTTAATTTCAGTATAACAACGGCTCACATAGTCCTTCTGTTGTTCGTTCCCACGAGGTGCTGGTATTGGCATCTTAAACTTTTTTTACGGGAGTTTTAGCACGCTTCGCACTTTTTTCCTCGTGCGACAACATAATTTTTTTTAGTTCTGCGTTCTCCTTCAAGAGTTCCTGAACCTTTTGTTCTAATTTATCAACCTCCATACGAAGTTGGGTCAATTCCTCCTTCATATCGTCCAGAACAATTTTATAGATTTGGACTGCTTTTTCAAGGTTGCTCAACACGACGCTTTCTGTCTCTGCCTTGCCCTTACGAATACCCAAAAAAAACGTTATTACGCCAGTAATCGCTGTTGAAAAAAGAGTAAAAATTGAATTGTAGTCCATTCTTAATAGTCGTAGCAGCAGTAATCGGGGTCTGTGTAGTCCGTATAAGACGGAATGTTTCCATAACCTCCGGCTGTTCCCACCTTGGGGAGTTTGCGCTTGCCAGTATCAATATACAAACCTGCGTTGTAGTTCTGTTTCATCGGTGCCATACCATCCGTAGATGTGTATTGGAAGTAGATTGGGAAGTCCGCAGGGTGGTTTTTGATGTAATCCATTAAACGCTGTGCGTAGAACTCATAACGAGCCTCGTGAATGTTGCGCAGGTAGGTCAAATCCCCCTTATCCACGTGCACCCCTTGCTCGGTATTTCCCTTGATGACTGACTTATTCATTACTCGCATCCAAAGGGTCGGCAAAGCCTCCCAAGTAGCCCTCCAAAGAAGGTATGGTGCGATGTATTCCTGAAGCAAGGTGTTCTCTGGGCCAGTCAAAGTATTATTGTATGCCGCATTCTTAATGTGGTTGTAGAACTTTGTGCCCAGAAGTCCCTGTAAGCCAAGGTCTTGCGCTATTTGAATGGAAGCCAACAGGAGTATTTCATCCACATTTTCGTTGGTCTCGGTGAAGTTTTTAATCTTCTTTGCGGATACTAATAAAACTGAACTCATTATACCATCGGGAGTGTTGTTTCAACGGGATTTTCGTCAAAAATCTCGTTTTGGATTATTTCTACTTTGTGCATTTTTTTGTCTCTCAAGAACAACAACTTTTCAAACTCGCTGATAAGTTGTTCCTGCATCGGGACTATCACCGTCCGAAGGAAGTGTTCGTAGCCCTCCACAACCTCGTTTTTACTACCCAAACTTCCTGGCGTTTCAATACCCAAAAGTTTTGGTGAAGTAATGCGGTGTCCTGTTAAAATCGTGTTGCGAACCACATCGTCCATATCGCGATAAAATTGGTCGCTGGTTGGAGGGTTCAAAGGTGTAATCGTAGGTTCGTGTTCTTTATCTTCGCTGAAGTTCAGGAACATAGCCCCTGCGTTGTTCGTAGAAGAGTATTTGTCGTAAAGGTGTCTATACACCTGGCTACGCTCCTCTTCGCTTGGAATACCATTATTCAACGATATAAAAATTGAAGGGAAAAATCCGTTCTGTAGGTTCTGTAAATGGAAGTTCTTTATGTTGATGTCAATTTCACACGCAACACGAGCACCAATCCAGTCAGGAACGGGGTAATAGGTTTGGTTTGGAGCATACCCCATATACCAATAAACCTGGCTTGGGTCTTCAACATTTAGGTCAAAAGCCGGCAATAAAATAGGTTTGAACTTTCTTGTGTCAGCCCAATCCGAAGAATAGTAATAACCCTGC